CCCCAGGGTGGCCGACACCCTGCTGCGGATCGAGCAGCGCCGGGCGGCCCTGCGGGGCCTGGACGCCCCCACCTTGGTGGCGCCCACCATGCCGGATGGGAGCGCGATGCCCCCGGCCTTGGATCTGTCCAAACTCTCCACGGACCAACTGGAGGCGCTGGAGGCCATCTATCAGACCTGTGCCATCGACCCCGCCCCGGATGCCGAGCCCACGCCCGAGGCATGATCCGTGAAGAACCTCCCGCCCCTGGCTGACATCAAGCGGGAACTGGCCCGTAAGAAGCTCATCCGCTTCATCATCGAAACCTTCCCCGGATACAAGGCCGGGTGGTTCGCGCATGAGGTGGCGACGGCCCTGGACCAGTTCCTTGATGATGTTGAGGCCAGGAAGTCCCCCCGCCTGATCCTTGAGGCGCCTCCCCGCCACGGCAAGACTGAGATTGTGAGCCGACGGTTCCCAGCCTACGCCATGGGCAGGAACCCCGACCTGTCGATCATCTCCACCAGCTATTCGGCTGACCTATCCAACCGCATCAATCGTGATGTCCAGCGCATCATGGACGACCCGGCTTACAGACGGATCTTCCCCGAGACCCGCATTCCTGGGCTCAAGGCCGGACGTGACGGCACACGGGTTCGGACCTCCGAGCTGTTTGAGGTCCTGGACCACAAGGGTTCCTACCGTAGCGCGGGCGTGGGTGGCGGCATCACGGGCATGGGCGGCGACATCCTCCAGATTGACGATCCCATCAAGGATGCTGAACAGGCGAACAGCAAGACATACCGAGACAAGGTGTGGGAGTGGTATCAGTCCACCTTCTACACCCGCCGGATGCCGGGCGCCGGGATGCTGATTATCCTCACCCGCTGGCACGAGGACGATCTTGTGGGCCGGCTACTGAAGCAGATGAAGGACGGCGAGGGCGACCCCTGGACGGTCATAAACTTCCCGGCGGTGGCAGAGCAGGACGAGTTCAGCACCTTTGACGGACGCCTCTTGAGGAAGGAGGGCGACCCCCTACATCCAGAGCGCTACTCAATGGAGGAACTGGACAGGATCAAGCGGGCCGTGGGCTCTCGCGTGTGGGCCAGCCTCTACCAACAGCGACCGGCGGCGGCAGATGGTGCCATCTTCAAACGGGACTGGTGGCAGTGGCACCGTGCGACCACGGATGACCCCCGGCAACTGATCAAGGACCTGGGCATCACGAATGTGGTCCAGTTCTGGGACACGGCCTTCAAGAAGGGCGACCAGGCGGACTTCAGCGTGTGCGTCACCATGGGGGCCGGCAAGAACCGCTATTTTGTCTTGGATGTCTGGAGGGCACAGGTGGAGTTCCCCGAATTGAAGCGGGCGGTGCCGGCACAGGCCGCCAAGTGGGCTCCGTCCGTAGTGCTGGTCGAGGACAAGGCCAGCGGCCAGAGCTTGATCCAGGAGATGAAGCGCGAGACCCGCATCCCGATCATCCCCATCCCTGTGGACCGGGACAAGGTGGCCCGCGCCAACGCCGTGACCCCCATACTGGAGGCCGGGCTTGTTTACCTCCCCGAGGGTGCCCCATGGGTGTCTGACTTCGTGGACGAGCTTGCCACCTTCCCCAACGCGGCCCATGACGACCAGGTGGACGCCTTCGACGGCGCCTTGAGCTACCTGTCCTCGGGCGGGGGCGGCATGGGATTCTTTGAATACCTCCGCCGGGAAGCCGAGGCGGCGAAAGCCAAGTTGATGGCGAAAGCCGACGCCGGCGGTTAAAATCCCCCCTGACAGGAGGCTGGCATGGCGACACCTGAAACCCCGGCTGGTGGAAAGGCAACGCCCTTTGAGCCCGGCTTGATCGAGCGAATCGCCGGCGCGATCCGCTATACCATCACCGGCGAAGCGCCTGATTGGTTCGGCCCCAACAAACCACTGCCTCCGCAGGCCCCAGAGGAAGTGAAGGGCCGCCCCTTCGACTTCCCTGTGGGCGTCAACCTTAACTACCGTCCCAAAAGCGAGGCCAGCGAGTCCGGCGTTGGGTTCGATGTCCTGCGGCGCATCGCTGACCCGGCGATGGGCGGACTGGACCTCATGCGTATCGCCATCGAGACCCGCAAGGACCAGATGGAGGCTCAGCGTTGGACCATCCGCCCGAAGAAACTGAATGACGGTGCGCCCGAGCCCTCCCAGGAACGGGCGAATCTGGTGCAGACCGCGCTTCGCCGGCCCGATCTTGTCCACACCTTCCGCCAGTGGCAGAGGCAACTGCTGGAGGACCTGCTGGTTATTGACGCCCCCACGATCTATTTGAGACCGATGGCCGAGGGCTTCAAGATCCCCGAGGTCATGGATGGCGCCACCATCAAAATCCTCGTGGATCAGAACGGTCGGCGCCCCCTCCCGCCCGAGGCCGCCTACCAGCAGATCATCAAGGGCCTTCCCGCAAACAACTACACCCTGGACGAACTGATCTACGCCCCGCGCAACCTGCGGAGCCATCGGTTCTATGGCATGAGCCCGGTCGAACAGGCGGTGAACATCATCAACCTTGGTCTGAAGCGGCAGCTTCACCTGATCAGCTACTACACGGCGGGCAACATCCCCGAGCAATTGGTGGGCGCCCCGGAACTGTGGAATCCTGACCAGATCCAGGCCGCGCAGGGTTGGTTCGACTCGATCCTGGAGGGCAATCTGGAGGCCCGCCGCAGGCTGATCCTGGTCCCTGGTGGGTTCGATCCCAAGCCGCTCAAGGATGCCATTCTCACGGACCCCCTGGATGAATGGCTGGCGCGGATCATCTGCTGGTGTTTCAGCATCAGCCCCTCCGCGCTGGTGAAGGACAACAATCGTGCCACGGCTCAGACCAACGCCGCCACGGCTCGGGCCGAGGGCCTGGAACCGCTGAAGGAGTGGTGGGCCGATGTGATGAACGAGGTCCTGATCCGGTGCTGGGGCGCGGATGATCTTGAGTTCGCCTGGGCAGACGAGGAAATCACGGACCCCAAGGTGAAGGCCGAGGTCCACAAGGCGTATGTGGACATGAAGGCGATTACCCCTGACGAAGTGCGCGAGGACCTGGGCAAGAAGCCCCTGACCCCTGAGCAGAAAGAGGAACTGAATCCCCCGCCCCCTCCAGGGCTGTTCGGCGGAGCGGGTGGGGATGATTTGGGTGGTGAAGGCGATCCGACCGGGAAGACGGGTGCAAAGCCGAAGCCTCCCCAGGGGGGGGACCGTGACTCGGCCTCCGGCCTTCCCCCTGCCTCTGATCGCAGCGCTGAGAAGGTCCAAAAAAAAAGGGCACTGGCTCCCCTGACCCGTAACCGTCCCATCGTCCGGCGGGCGGAGAAGCGCATCCTGACGGCCAGCAAGCGATACTTCGCCGGCATCCGTGACGCCGTGCTGGCTCATCTCCGGGCTGAAAAGATCGCCAAGGCTGAGTTCACCCGCGAGGAGCTTGAGGCGATATTGGCTGCCTTGCCGGTAGAGGATCGCGATGAGTTCCTGGACCTGCTCAAAAAGGAATTGGGCCGCATCGCCATGGATGGCGCCAGCGAGGCTCTGGACCAGATCTTTGAGTTCACCGGGACCATGAGCGAGGATGCCCTGGACGATATGCTTTCCCAGGCGAACACGAAGGCCATCGCTTGGGCGGAAGAACACGCGGCCCAGCTAGTCACGGGCATTGACGAAACCACCCGCGAAGGGCTGAGGGATCTAGTCAGTCAGGCCCTCACGGGCGGATGGAGCAACGATGAGTTGGCGGATGCCATCCAGGATGCGGCCGGCTTCGGGGACGCCCGGAGTGAAATGATCGCCCGCACGGAGACCGCCGCTGCCGACATCCAGGGCAACCTCATGGGCTACCGTGAGTCCGGCGTTGTGGATGCCAAACAGTGGCTCGTGGCCCAGGACGAGGTATGCGAGGACTGTCAGGCCATGGATGGCATGGTCGTGGCCCTGGATTCCGAGTTCCCCGGAGGCGACCCGCCTCTTCACCCTAACTGCCGGTGCGACCTGCTTCCGGTTCTCACGCAACCTAATGAGGAGGAATAATCCATGGCTGCGCCCTCTGCTCTGACGCTCTTCAACACGTTCAAGGCGAACCTCGGAAACGGGACGTTCGACATGGACGCCAACTCGTTCAAGGCTGCGCTGTTCACAAGTTCCGCCTCGCTTTCCGCAGGAACTGGCGAGGTGTTCGCCGACCTCACGAACGAAGTAGCCAACGGAAACGGCTACACCTCCGGCGGCTTCGCACTCACTTCCCCCACGTTCACTCAGACTTCCGGCACGGCGGCATTCAAGACGGGCAACAATCCTTCATGGACCGGCTCCGGTTCTGGGTTCTCAGCCCGCTACTTGGTGCTCTACGCCTCGGGCACGCTCAACGGTAAAGTGAACCCGCTCATTGGCTTCCTGCTGCTGGACTCTACTCCCGCCGATGTGTCTTTCGCTGCGGGCAACACCGTGACTGTCACGCAGAACTCCGCTGGCTGGTTCACGCTCACCTAGTAGGAGGCTCAAATGAATCCCGGTGATCGCGTCATCGTCCTCACACCCTTTGCGGACGCCTTCCCTGGTGTCCACACCGTGTCCACTGTAGGCACCGCCGATGACGGGCAGACGGTGGTCTACCTGGAGGGCATTGAGTCTGCCTTCGCGCCTATCTACCTGGAGGCCGCGCCATGACGGATTTTGCGACCACTTCTGATGTAGTCTCCGCCCTCGCCGCCGCTGGCAACTCCGGCGCGGGTGGGCGGTTCAACATCTTCAAGACCGGCCTCACCTCCGTGGCCTCCAACTGGTATTCCGGGTGGCAGGAGGGCGGGTCGCCTGCGGCGGGGGCGACTCCCGGAGCGTG